GTCCACCTGTCCGAGCCCAATGAGATGTCCCGTGGGGTGCTGAGGGTGGCGACCAATGAGCCGATCCTGGTGGTGATCGACCGGACGCAGGAGGTTCTGCGTGTGGATTGTGGCGGGATGCTGCTGATCCCCGAGCGGGACTGGGTTGGGATGCTCCGGCTGTTGCGGGCGCAGGTGGAGCCAATACGGAAGGAAGACTATGAGACTATTTCAAATTTCTGATTTCCGATTGAGGATTCGTGCCACCGTCTCGGCCGTCGGGATCTGGCTGTTGTTGTGGGTGGAAGGGCTGTGTATCCGTGCAGACCGGTGGCTGGACAGTCTGGCGGATGCCTGGCGTCAGTGTGGGATCGTAACTGGGCCGGATCGTCGGGCTAGACGGGAACGGCAGGTGGATGATGTGTGACGGGACGTGTGGCTATCTGGCCGAGACCTGTGGCGCCTGCGGCAGATGGCATATCGGTCCGGCACCAGCTCCGGAGTGTGTCAAGCGGGTGGTCTACAGGAGTTCCACTCCTGCGTGCAGGATGTGGGTCCCTACGTTACAAGCACGAGGCGATTCACCGGCGGGTCGTAGAGCTGACCTGGTCCACCAGGTGGACCAGATCCGTGATGCAGCGATAGAAATCGACGGCATCCTGAGACAGTCGGAAAAGACGATCATCATGCTGTGCAGAACGATCGCGGTGATGGTCAACTGCACCGAGCAGGATGACAAAGTTTTAACGGTCTACAAGGATGTAGCCCATGAACACAAAAGAAGCGAAGTACTGGGATGAAGGGATTGATCTGGTCAGCGGGTGCACACCTGTCAGCGAGGGATGCGACCACTGCTGGCACCGAGCGGGCCTCACGCGGTGGGGACAAGACCCAGACAAGATCATCCTTCACCCGGAGCGACTCCAGCGGCTGGAGAAGGGCAAACCCAAGATCATCTCTATCTGGTCGGATCTGTTTCACCCGGATGTCCCAGACGACTTCATTGGACAGGCTCTGGACGCGGCGGCCAGGGGTCCCCACCAGGTCCTGATCCTGACGAAGCGGGTTGAGCGGATGGCGTGGTTTTTTACTCATTGCCCGATCTCGGACAATGTCTGGCCTGGGGTGACGGTGGAGTCGCAAGATCAGATCGGCCGGCTGTGGTGGCTCAAGCATGTCGATTGTCCCAGGCGTTGGGTGAGTGTAGAGCCGATTCTGAGCAACGTCGATATCAACCCATCAGGGATGTCGGCGATGTCCTGGGGAATAGTCGGTTGCGAGACGGGTCCAGAGGCCAGATTAACACCCCATACCAATGATCACATAGCCAGCGTGGTGCGTCATTGCCAGGCCGCTGAAGTTCCGGCCTGGGTCAAGGCCACGGTCGGCACCGATGGCCGCCCGACGACAAAAGAGGACCGCGACCGGATCGTCCGCCAGCGGCCCGAGGCATTGTACGAAATCCGAAATCCGAAATCTGCAATCCGAAATTCTCTATGATCCTCTCCCTAGATCCATCTCTGACGCGGACGGGCTGGACCGTTTTGGGTTTTGAGGGCGGCGTCTTGGCGGCTGGTGTCATCAGGCCGGATCGCCGGGCACGGTCAGTAGATGACCGCATCGAGAGTATCGTCGGTCAGTTGGGCCATCTGCTGATGGAGACGTCCCCTGAGGAGATCGTGATCGAGGTGCCGTCAGGGCACGCCCACCGGGGCCGTCACCGCGGCGGCGGGGCTGGGCTGGCCATCTATGGACGGGCGGTGCAGGCTGTGGTCCAGGAGTGTCGGGCCTATTGTTTGGCCCATCAGCGGATCTTGCGGACCGCAACCGAGACAGAATGGATCAGGGGACTCGGAGGAAAGCTGACCAAAGACGCTCGCAAGGCGATCGTGGCGACCATGGTGCCGGACTACCGATCGGCAAAAGACCCGGGAGGTGACATTGCCGACGCCATCCGGATCGGCCAATGGTGGGCACGGCAAAGGATCGAATTGAAACTGAACTGACAAATAAGGGGCCTGAGATCACGATTGACCCAGAGTACCAGAAGGCAAGCCGCTCGTTGCGGCCTCAGGCCCCTTCAGATTACAAATCAGATATTACAAATTTAACGGGCGACCATGGAAATTAGCGACCACATCAAGGATATCGATCACAAAATCTGTCTTGCGCAGATCGAGTTGGCACGACAGTTGGGTATCAAAGAGGGTCTGATGATGACCTTGTCCTCCCAACAGGCAATAGTCGCGGCCCCTTCATCCGCACCACTCCGGCGGGCCGTAAAAAAAAGGGCGTTGAGTTTGTGCACACCGTCCTCCCAACAGGCAATAGTCGCGGCCCCTTCATCCGCTAAAGAGAAATCGCACAGGGGATACACACCGAGAAAGATATCCGAGCTGCTGGAGCGGGTCTGTGCGCATCTTAAGGCCCATCCCAAGGGCACGCTTTTGGATGATATCTCCACCGAGCTCAAGGTGGACAGAAAACAATTGTCTAACCTGTTTTTCAAAAAACGAGGCATGTTCTACCGGCCCGCCCAAGGCATGTACTGCCTGGCCGAGGATGATCCTACCAGCCCTGCCGGCGGGCAATCGCAGGGGAATGAATCATGAGGGCATGTATCCACGGTGACGTCTGCGTGAGTTGGAGCCGGTCAGGCCGGGGCGATTGTCCGCTGTGTCTGGCACTACGGACGATCGGGAAGATCAAGTCAGGCAAGAGAGTAAAGGCCACGGATGGCGACACCACAGAAAACACCCTTTTTGATGGCCAGATACGATCCTCACCGGACCCCAAAGAGTCGTAGCAGGCTGATGGCCGCTTTCGACGGCCGGCGTCTGCCCTGCTCCCAGTCCTGCAGGGTCCTCGGGCTGATCCCGAGGGCTTTTGCAAACTGGGACTGGGAGAGGCGTTTTATTGATCTGAGACGTCTGATTTGTTTGGGGGTCATGTCAAAATCCCAGTGGATTGAGTATGGGGTGGTATCGTCCACGGACGGAGATCAGGTGAGCCATGTCGGCAGGGCCGAGGACCTCCCAGGGCGATCCGGTGTCGAGAAATGGCTCTCCGGTCGACTGCAGGACGCGTCGCTCGATTCCGCTGCCATCTATGGTACACCGGTACTGGAATCGGCGATGGGCATTATCATTAGCTCCTACCATCTCTACTGTCCGGCGATCGTCGGTCTGGATGATCCTGCCACCGTACACGGCGAGTCTATTCCTATGAGGATGTGTAGTCATGTTCATTCTCCTGCCCCTGATCCCCGAGGCGCGGGTGAAACTGATATCAGACGATCGAGCCAGTCTCGATCATCTATATGAGAGTATACGGCATTGCCGTATACAGAGTCAATGAGAAAATTGGAATAATGTAAAAAATATTTCAGATGGCAACGGACAGGACGAAACCGAAGGCAGTCTCTTCGAGACCGCCACCGCAGCAGAAAGCCCCAGCCCGGCCTGTACCACAGGTGATCCATGTGTATCGGTACGGGCAGAGGTTCGAGCTACAGGTGAATAGTCCGCACTGCCGGACGTCGGGCCTGCAATTTGTGCGGCTGTTCTGTGAGGGGTCCACAGATCATGAGGCTGTGGATCACCAGGTCCAACTCGGCTGGCTGACCAGGCACCCCAATGTTTATGAGCTGCATGGAATCTACTGGGCGATTGTCAAGATCGCCAGCAGGCCCGCTCGATCTCATCGTGGATATCTGCTGGACCCGGATCTGCGTCCCTTGACCGATCACGGTCTGGCCATGAACCTGGGCCTGACCATGAACCGCACCAGGGACGCCCTAACCGCACTGTTTGGCGTGGGTCTTCTGGAGCAGGTTCCGATCCCTGTCTGGGATAGTGCCGTAAACGGCCAGCCAAGGGGCGATTGGAGGCCTCGTTCACAGCGCAATCAAGCCCCGCCGCTGGCGGCCCAGCAGGTTAATGGTGGGGAAGGGGTATCCCAGGAGCCCCTCACTCCCATGATCGTCAATCCTGGGGCGAACGGAACCGGGCCCGCTATGCCCGGAGCGAACGGAACGGGATCCGTCATATCTGCCGGCAGGCAGGTCAAGTCCCGTGCGAAAGGCGGTACCAGGCCCGCCAGACAACCTGGAGCGAAACGCGGCACCGGAACCGTACGAAAGTCCGGAGCGAGAGGCAAGATCAACGGTTTTTTTGAGAGTAGTTGTGAAAACCGCCACAACGAACCCCCTCCACTTAATAACGTAAACGAACAACGAACAACGGATAACGGGAGAGATAAGTATTCGCCCCCCCCTGGGGTCCCCCCCGTGAATTCACTGGCGGAGTCGGCCCAAAGGCCTCCTCCGCTGGGTCCTGTGCTGCAAATCCCGGCATCTGCTGCCGATCCCTGGCCAGGTGAGCCGGAGCCGTGGAGTTCGCCGTCCCCGCTAAACGCGGGAACGGGAACGAGAACGGGAACCGAGAACGGGAACCCGCCTGGCGGCGGGTCCCAAACGGAAACCGCCCTAACGCAAAAGCCAACGGGACATACAACCGACGAACGGCAGATCGCTGGCGTACAGGCCGATTCGGGGATTACAGGCCCTGAAAGCGGGTCTGTTCGCGGTTGTTCGACTCTTTCCGACCCCTTGGCGGCGGCGACAAAGCGGGCACATATTGCCTGCACCGCACCGCCGCCAGGGGCGGCTTTTCCCGACTCACCCCTGGACGATCCACAGGCCAGGGCCTGGGCCGAGCAGGTGTTTGAGGCCATGGGGCTGACGTTTCGACCGGATAGTCTGCCCGGCGTTCAGAACCTGGGGTCGTTTGCGTCTGCGTACGTGCAGATCCGGCAGTGCGGTTTGCCGGGTGATCTGATTCAGCGGATCATGGATAAGTCGATCAAGGAGGCGCAAAGACTTGGCCGAAAAGGGAATATAGGCAACAAGGCCGCCATCTGGTGGACCGTTGTCCGCAAGCGCATCGATGCAGCGTACGTGAGGCAGTGACATGGGCAAGTCAAGCAAGGCTGAGCAAAAGACACAAAGAGGGCGGCCGACAAAGTACGGTCCGGAGGTGGCTCAGACGGCCTGCAAGTTGGCCGAGATGTTCGGGGCAACGGACGAGCAGCTATGCAAGATCCTACACGTGGCCGGATCCACGCTGGCCCTCTGGGTGGCGGAGCATGAGGAATTTTCGGAGGCCTTAAAAAGGGCCAAGGAATCCCATGACAGCGGGCGCGTCAAAACGTCGCTCCTGCAGTCGGCCCTGGGTTACTACTACCAGAATGAGGTATTTCATCCGCACACTGGAGAGGTGACCAGGCTGTGGAAATACCAGCCTGCATCTCTCGGGGCACAGGTATTTTGGCTGGCGAATCGACAGAAGGAGACCTGGCGGTCGATCAAGGGGGGTATCCCGGAACTGCCTGAGGTCCAGAGCGAGCCCGAAATGAGCGACTCAGAGAGATCGGCCATGCAGAAGCTCGCTGCCGAGTACCTGCAGCAAAATCATAAGACCAGGCTGATGTTGACAACGGAAGGACGAAACTGAAATCCCCCAGCCCTGAAGCGATCATGGCCCGGCAGATGTCCCGCGTCAATCCGGCAGTGTGGGCGGAGCAGGCCTTGAAACTGCGGGGCAAGCGAGTGTCGTTTCAGGATCATCGCTATCAGATTGAGCCGCTCTGCATCGAGGCACCTCAAATCACAATTAAAAAAGCGACACAGGGGGGATGGACTCAGATCTTCCTGTGGCTTGCGTTTCATCTACTGCGATTCAAGCGGGCCCCTCAAGGGGTGATCTACATGCTGCCATCTCGGGGGAGGGCCTACAAGATAAGTCAATCCCGCGTGCAGACGATTATCGAGGAAAACGAGATCGCCATCGGCAGGCACATGAAAAGGACCAACAACGTCCTGCTCAAGCGGATGGGGCACGCCTGGTTGTATATCCTGTGGGGCACGCTCAACATCAATATTCAAAAGTTGGACAGAGAGAGCGAGGCCCTCAGTGGGGACCCGGCCGATGCCGTGATGGTCGATGAATCGGATCTGATGAATCAGGAGGCGATAGGAAAGGCGAAACAGCGGACGGCCCACAGTGCGCTGAAGTGGATGAGACAGTTGGCGAATCCAACTGTCCCGGGCTTCGGGATCGACAAGGCCTACGAGGATTCAGACAAGCGGGTCTGGATGACCAGGTGTCAGGCCTGCAATGAACACACCAGTTTGGACCGTGAGTTCCCGGACTGTCTGAGACCGGATGAGAATGGGATCATTCAGCGGGTCTGCATTCGATGCGGCCGGCCGGTGGATGTCAACCTCGGGGAGTGGGTACCTGAGCATCCCAGCCGATCGGCGGATCACGTTGGGTACTGGTGGTCACAGCTCGTCAGCACCACGGTCTCGGCCAAGTCAATTCTGGATGCCTACAGGGATCCCAGCACCATGGCCCCAGGAATGACCCTCAGCGACGTGTATCGAAAGATCCTCGGCCGGGCCCACGTGGCCGCCAAGGATAAACTGACGTCTGATCAGGTCTTGGCCTGCTGCAGGGACTACGCGGTGGTGGTGGCCTCTACTGTCCCGACAGCGATCGGTATGGACGTGGGCAAGGATGTATTGTATATGGTTGCCGTCCATCCGCTGGAAGCCAAGGCCTTACGTCTGATCGGCGCCTGGGAATTTCGAGGGGAGCACTGCTGGGACCTGGCCAATGCTATGGCCAAGGCATTGAATGCCCACACCCAGGTCGTGGATGGGATGGCCGAAACCTTCGCTGCCCGAAAGTACCAAAAGAAGGGGACAGGTTACGTGTTTCTCGCCCAGTACAACGACAAAATCAGCGGATATAACTACAACATGGGATCCGGCGTAGTGTCTGCAAAGAGGACGGAGCTGCTCGATCAAACCCATTGGCTGGCGACCTATCCGGGCAAACTGAGTCTCCCGTACCCGAGTCAGGTGATCAAAGACTTTGCCCTGCACATGAGCAATATGACCAAGGTGCCCCAGGAGGACCCGGAGTCCGGAGCGATTCATTACGTGTACGTCAAGATGGGGCCCGATCACTTTCGGCACGCCCTGGGCTATGCCGTGTTGGCTGCCAATCGTATGTCTCCGACCGTGGACCCGGACCGGCCCACGGTCAGGCAGGAAACGGCGGATTCGGATTTTGATTTGGTGTAGGAAGTTAAGTCCGATAGAACGACCATCCGATAATATGGGTGTGATACTAGCTTCGTTGTTACCTTTACTTATGGGTCTGGGCGCCTATGGACTGATGAAGTCCAAACTGCAGCCTGCTCCTACTGTGCCAGGCGCTCCTACGGCGGTGTCGAGCGAGGTCTTAGCTGAGCGAAAAAGGCTCCGGAAACAGATTAGCGAGCAGAGAGGACGGAAATCCACGATCGTCACTGGAGGCCTCGCCACCAGCCCGTCTCTGTCTATGCCTTCGTTGATGGGGTACAACTGATGCCTGTGGACTACTCTGGACTGATGAACGAGTGCCTGTCCAGGTACTCACGGCTTAAGTCCGAGAGGAGTACCCTGGATTCGCACGTCCAGGAGGTCTTGGAGTTCGTGGACCCCCACCGGGCCAATGTGACTAAATCCGAAACACCCGGGTCGAAGCGGATGCAGCACGTATTCGATTCGACGGCCATCGATGCGAACGAACGATTTGCCTCCAATATGCAGACCAACATGTGTCCGGCAGGCAGAGCGTGGTTCCAGATTGTGGCCGACGACGACGCGGTGGAGCAGGACCCAAACGTCGGCCAGGCCATGCAGGCCAATAGCGAACTTCTGCGGAAGAACCAGGTGGTAAGTAATTTCTCCGAGCAGATGGACGAAGCGTTTCTTGATCTCGGGTCGTGCGGATGTTCCTGTGTTGAGGTAGGACGAGGCAAGAAGTCATTGTTCAACTTTGCTACGCAAGCATTCGGCGAATATGTCTGGTCCGAAGGGTTCGACAAGAGGATCGATACCGTGATGCGTTCGGTACCCATTACGGCCAGGCAGGCCGTTTCTGAGTTCGGAAAGCAATGGCTGCACGAGAACGTCGTCAAGGCGTCAACCGATCAGAGCGGCCGAGACCTGGACAAGACCTTTGAGTTTCTACACGTCCAGCAACCCAGATGGGAGGTACGGGCCAAGAGCAGGGACGTCCTGGATATGCCCGTGGCGTCTGTCTGGATCGACTCAACGAACAAGCACGTGATCTCTGTGTCGGGACTTCCTCAAATGCGGTACCTGGCGGCCAGGTTCCGTAAGGGCACACGGGAGACGTACGGTCGATCGCCGGGCATGAAGGCTTTGCCGGACGTCAAGGTGCTCAATGCAATGTGCAAGACTACCTTGGTCGCTGCCGAGAAGGCGGCCAATCCTCCGATTCTTGCGCCTGACGATTCATTTATCGGGCCGGTCAAGACACGCCCGGGATCCCTGATGTATTACCGCGTTACGCCCGGATCGCTGAATATGAAACCCGAGCCGTTTCAGGCGGGGGGCGACATAGGCCTGTCGCTGGAGATGGAAGAGCAGCGGCGGACTGCAATCAAACGGGCCTGGTACAACGATCTGTTCATGATGCTATCGGACGAAAAGGGACGAACTGCGACCGAGGTGCGGGCCATCATGCAGGAGAAGATGGCCAACCTTGTTCCATCCTGGGGGCGTCTCAAAGTAGAGCTCTTTGATCCTATGGTCGAGATCATGATGTACGTGGCGGCTGAGGCTGGAATGCTGATAGTGCCTGAGGGGATACAAGGGTATCACATAAGGTATACCTCGACTATGGCACTGGCCATGGAATATGCAGAGCTTTCGTCGTTCAACGATGCGATGATTTACCAATCTCCTATCGCAGAAATAGCCCCTGAGATCTGGGACAACTATTCTTTCGATGAGATTTCCCGCGGGATCAATGAGCGGCTGGCGGTCCCCACCCGGTGGATGCGGTCCATCGATGAGGTACGCGACATCCGCAAGGCCAAACGTGAAGCCCTAATGCAGCAGGCCCAATTGCAGGCAGCCCAGCAGACGGCGGAGATAGCCGCAAAGATGAGCAAGGGCGGCAAGGCGGTCGATCGCAATAGTCCTGCCGGCAGGATGCTGGAGGCGGCATGATCACGGCGAAACCCGTCTTGACCACCGAGGAGCTGAAGGATCAGCTCCACATTGACTACCTGCATGCGTTTTCCGGGCCTCACGGAGAGGCTGTGCTGGCGGATCTTCGCAGGTATTGTGGATTCGATGCCTGCCTCTATGTCAAAGGCTCTTTCGATCACACGGCATACAACCTGGCCGGCCGGGATTTCTTTTTGTACATCCTGGACGCCCTTAAAGATCGACCAGAGGAGCCCGCACAGACAGAGGTCAAAACCGAATCGTCCTTGGATTCATAGGAGTGAAGATCATGGCGAAGGATAAACTGTATACCTCTCCAACCGAAGATCTGGAAACCAAGGTCCGTCAACTCGATGCCGAAGTAGGACGGCTCAAGGGTCTCCTTGGACCCCTTGCCATCTTGCCTGATGATCCGACAAAATCGGATGATGACGTGTTGTATTCGTTTGTGCGTGACACGGGCAAGTCCCAGATTCTGTGCGGGGACATACGCAAGGCGAGACAGGCATTGAAGTGACGAAGACAAGAAAAAGAATGAGCGATAGTATATGCCGGATAAAGTAATGACACATCAAGATACACCGCCAGTCACGCCGCCGGCGACTCCGCCGGCAGCCCCTTCGGGTACGCCTCCAGCTTCCCCGCCTCCGGCCGTCTCGATCGTCGGGGCAGACGGCTTATTCGCCAAGGACTGGCTTAGCAATCCCATCATTCCCGAGGAGCTTCGGCAGGACAAGACTTTGGCGGCCGTGTCTGATCTGCCACAGGCCCTGAAGATGCTGGTCAATGCCCAGAAGATGATCGGTCGGGACAAGATCGCTATTCCCAAGGCGGACAACCCTGCGGAGATGGACGCCTTCTATCAGGCCGGCGGATGGCCTGATAAACCTGACGCATACAAGATGCCTGAGCCACCCAAGAATCTACCTGAGGGGGTGGAAGTATCGAAGGACCTCTTTCAGACGTGGGCGCAGACGGCACACAAGCTCAGGCTGAATCAAGATCAAATGGCAGGAGTTGCACAGTTCTACAACCAAATCGTGCTGGACCAGCACAAGGCAGCCCAGGAAAAGCAGACCGGGGCAGCCCTGGAGGCACAGACGGTCAATAAGCAGCAGTGGGGGTCCCATTACGACGAGAAGATCCAACTGGCCGACTCGGCTGCAGCGGCGTTTATTGTCGATGACGCAGATCTGGCATACCTCAAGGGTAAAGGGTTCCTGACGGACCCGGTGGTTCAGCGGCTGTTTGCTGCCGTGGGCGAGTCGATCAGTCCGGACCGGATGAGGCAGCCCGGAGGCGGACCGGCACGGGCAGGGATTCAAGATCAGATTAATGCGATCACGAGCGATGCAAAGGGGCCATACTATGACGAACGGCACCCACTGCACGCCGCGACAGTTCAACAGGTCAAGAAGCTTTACGAACAGTTGTATCCAGACAAGGCGGCCTAGCCGCTTGACGGGTAGCCTGCCGCCAGGCAGGTCCGTCCGCTGACCCAAAGTGGGTCGCCGACGCGGGCGTAAAACGTCAGGCAGGGTCCGGATGTTCCGGGTAGCTCTCCGAGACACGTGTGGTTTAGCGTTTCAGGAGTGCTACTCATGAGTACCGAAATCACCATTGCCTTTGTTCAACAGTATGAGAATAACGTCATCATGCTGTCTCAACAGACGTCAACCAAGCTGATGGCCACGTGCATTGGACCCACCAAGATCGTCGGATCTGATGCCTACTTCGACCGCATCGGAGCCAGAACCGCCAAGAAAGTGACCACTCGCCACGGCGACACCCCGGCCACGGACACCCCGCACAGTCGGCGAAAGGTGACCATGGTGGACTACGAGGATGGAGACATCATCGACGATCTGGACACCGTCAAGATGCTGATCGATCCTACCTCTCCCTACGCCCTCACCCAGGCATACGCGTTCAATCGAGCTATCGACGACGCGATCCTTGACGCCCTGGGAGGGACATCCTACAGCGGGGTAGCGGGAGCCACCTCAATCAACGCCTACGACAGCGGAGAGTGCAGGGTGGTTGCGGGGGACGGCACCGTGGCCACGGCCGGTTCCGACTCCGCGGACACCACAGAAACAACCTTGACCCTGGCCAAGGTCATGACCTGTAAGAACCTCCTTGACGAGGCCGACGTCGACCCCGACCTGGAGCGGTTCTTTGTCTGTAACTTCACGGCGATCAACAACTGGCTGCAGGTTACAGAGGTGAAGTCGGTCGACTACAACACCATCAAGGCATTGGCTGAGGGCAGGGCCAACTCCTTTGCCGGCTTCACGTTCATTCCACTTGCGTCCACCCGGTTCAACGCCCACACCGTGGACACGGCCTGCTACGAGTGTTTTGCCTATGCCAAGGGCGGTGTAGGCTACGGAGCGGCAGCCAACCGCAAGACCCGAATCGCCGAGGACCCCGGCAAGAGATTCTCGGTCCGTGTCTACTCGAGTGCGTCGTTCGGAGCCACCCGTATTGAGGGGCCGAAGGTCGTCAAAATCCTGATCAAGAAGACGTAGTCTTCGGTCTGGAGAAATGAAGTAATCACCCTGGGCTTCTGGCGTGTCCTCGGAAGCCCGGGGTCAGGATTGAAAGGAGTTGCATATGGCAACTGGAACTACGTATGGAACCAACTACACGATCGCCATGACGCCGACGGCCTCATCCTTCTTGGATTCGGCCAAGTGGGGTGGAAAGGTCCGGAGCATCACGGAGGTGTACACGAGTGCCGTACAGGTTGATTCGGGAAGCTACATCTATGTGGGGCAAGTGCCCAAGGGGGCCATCCCTCTGTTCTCGATCATCTCGACGGCCGCCGGCCTGGCCGGGGCGGTCACCGGCACGATCGGCAGTCTGACGACGGCAACGCTTTTCGGGACCTTCACGTCGTTGAATGCTGCCAGTACTCAAACGCTGGTGGCGTCGGCCCCCAACACGCCGTTGACCGAAGACACCGAGATTTTGATCGTGACGGGTGGGGCCAACTTTGCGGCAGCCAAGACGTTGCATGTAAAGCTGTTTTGGACGGAACACAACTGATCGAAAAAAACGGAATCGGTCGTTCCTTCTTTGTCGCCCGGCGGGTCTCGCCACCCGCCGGGCCTTTGAAAGGAGTTATATGGCAACTGGAACTACGTATGGAACAAACTACACGATCGCCATGACGCCGGCCCCTGCCACCTTCCTGGATTCTGCAAAGTGGGGGGGAAAGGTCAAATCGTGTACCGAGACGTACACGGCAGCGGCCCAGATCGATTTAGGCAGCTACCTCTATGTGGGGCAAGTGCACAAGGGGGCCGTCCCTCTGTACGCGATCATCTCGACGGCGGCAGGTGCTACCGGGGAAGTCACCGGGACGATCGGCAGTGCCGGGGACGCGGATCTGTTCGGCACCTTTACCACGATAGCCGGTGCCAGCACGCAGACTCTTGTGTCTACGGCCCCCAACACGGCGTTAACCTCAGACACGGATATTCTGATCGTCACAGCGGGAGGACATATTGCTGCCGCGAGTGTCATCACGGTCAAGTTGTTCTGGGCCGAGCACAACTGAGCACCACAGAGGGCAGGAAGGAAAGAAGGCAAAAACTTGAACGGACGGATCATAGTAGGGTTGCCGATCGCTCCAAACAGACGAATCGTGATAGACACGATTGCTTGGGTCATGCAGGAATGCCTGCCCCTGGGTGCTCGTCCTGTTTGGGTTTTCAGTCCAGCCCCGGAAATGGGGCGTAATGCCATATGTGAGCAGCAGCTCCAGGATCCGTCCGTCGGGTCAATCCTGTTTTTGGACTACGATGTCGTTCCGCCGCCTGGGGCCCTACTGGAGCTGATCGCCATGGACAAGCCCGTGGCGGCCGCGTGCGTGCCGATACGGGTGCATGGCGAGATGAGTTGGAACGTCTCGCCGGATATGAGTCTGGGCTACCTCAAACAACTTCCTACGGAGCCATTCCAGGTCCAGGCCTGTGGGTTTGGATGTGTTCTGGTCCAGCGGTATGTCCTGGAGTCCATCGGATGGCCTTGGTTCCACACGACGTACAAGCCGATGGGCGAGGACGGGCAGTGCATCAAGACCAGCGAGGATGAGTATTTCTGTGCCAGGGCGGATGGTTGTGGCATCGAGGTATGGGCCCATCCAGGCATTCGGTGCAAACATTTCAATACGGTTGATCTTTCTGAGGTGTGTCATGATCTGGTGTAAAAAGAGAATCAGAAGCAAAGGATGGTATCTGGTCATAGCGTGGCTGTTTCTGTGCTTGGCCATAGGCTCCTGGGCGGCCAGTACCCAGACTACGAGCTGGGGCATTACCGGGAACAGGTCTGCCACCGATCGTCAGAAGAGCAGGTTCGCTCCACACGAATCGGCCATGAGGCGGCTGGTCATAGCTATCGACGCCAACACGGACTCCAGTACGACCACAGATTCGAACCTCGTGGGGACTCTGTACCGGATCTCGTACTACGCTGACGGCAACGCCCCGTCTTACGATGTCAACATCACGGACACAGATGGCAAGGTCCTGTTCGCAGACGTGGCCGGCAAGAGTTCCACTGACCCCTGTGCCTTCATGATCACAATGGCCAATTCAGCCGGTACGCAATTCGCCGGAGTTCCATTCTCTGGTGCCCTGACCGTCAAGTGGGCCAACCTGGACGATGGGCCGGGATGCACCACCAAGCACCTTCACGTGATTCTGTATTACCGCGAAGAGTGGCAGTGACCTATGGCTACGTCAAAGATCGGCATCTGCAACATGGCTCTGGCCAGGATCGGGGCCGCGAGGGTCAATGCCCTTGACTATGCACCGAGCGATCAGATCCCCATAGAGGCGGAGCTGTGCCTGCTCTGGTACGATCAGATTCTGGATGAGGTGCTTACCCTCCACAACTGGAACTTTGCCATTGAGCCCAAAGACATCTCGGCCGCCAGCACGACCGCCCCGGCCTGGGGATACACGAACAGATACACCCTGCCCACGAATCCCTATTGCCTGAGGGTGATCCGGTTGGACGATCAGGACATCGAGTGGAGGCGGCAAGGGAACTGCCTTGTGATGGACGAATCCGAGGCCAAGATACTGTATATGGGGCGGGAAACTGACGCGGCCAGGTACACAGCCCTATTCATCGCTGCCCTATACACGAGACTGGCACAGAGACTTTTGCCTGGACTCTCTGAGAAGTACGATCTGGCGGAGGGCCTGGAAGCGGACTTCCAGCGGACCATGTCAGACGCCAGACACTTCGACGCCGTAGAATGCAGTGTAGAGGAATTTGAGACAACCACATGGCTGGAATCAAGAGAGTAATCTGTTTCCTGTTGGCGTGGCTGTTCGCTGGGTCCACGTGGGGAGCCACGTCGGTCTTGGTCAACAGCTTCTCAGGCGGCGAGATCTCTCCATTGATCGATGTCCGCATGGACCTGACCAAGTACTCGTCGTCCTGCCAGACGATGGAGAACGTGATACCCCTGGTCCAGGGGCCGGCCGTTCGCAGGCCAGGCACCAAGTACGTGGCGTTCACCAAGAACAATGGTGTGGCCAGGCTGGTGTCTTGGTACTACGCTGCAGGGGACTCGTACTGCCTGGAGTTCGGAGACAGATATGTCCGCTTCTTCAGATCGCACGGGCAGGTCCTCGATTCCAACAGCGATCCCTATGAGGTCAACACGCCGTATCTGGCCACGGAGCTTGACCGGATCCAGTGGGTCCAGTCTGCGGACGTCATGTACCTGACGCATCCCCTTCATCGGCCCCAGAAGCTGACCAGGTCAGACCATGCCTCGTGGACCTGTGCGGATGTCAACATCATCGACGGTCCGTTCCTCACAGAGAACGACACAGAGGTCAACATCGTTCCTTCGGGGACGACTGGGGCCATATCCTTGACCGCCTCAGGCAGCGTCTTTGACGGAAACCAGGTGGGCGCCCTTTGGCGGCTTCGCCAGGTGGTCGGCCAGTCCGATGCCAACGATACATTCACTGCGATCGGAGACGGCAACGAGGTCACGATTGCAGACGACCAGGGATGGGAGGCAGTCCTTTCAGGTACCTGGGTGGGAGAAGTGCAGGTACAGTATAGTCTTGATGGCAATCTGTGGCTGACCTACTCCACTATGACCGCAAACGAGAGGGTGATCGGAGAGAACACCTATGACCAGTCCGTGTACTTCCGCGTTTCTTGCACGTCGTACACCAGCGGGACCGTCACCTGGCACCTGTACAGCCAGCCTTACATGCACATCGGAATAGTCCGGATCTCCGATTACAATGAGCCCAATGTCGTACAGGCAGACGTTTTGGTCGGCCTGGCGGACGCGAACGCAACAACCTATTGGTCAGAAGGCGCCTGGAGCGATCTGCGGGGATATCCCGAGACGATCAGCACGTACGCCGACCGCGTCCTGTACGCATGCACTTCTCACCAGCCTACGCGGATGTGGTTCTCTGCCACCGGCGACTATGAGCAGTTCAGGGCCGGTACGGCGGCGGATGACTCTTTCGCCTATACCCTGAGCGTGGGCCAGCAGCACCCTATCCGATGGATCGCCATACCTGAACGGAGAGGAATGATCGTGGGCACTGCCGGCAATGTGCTGGAGATTCAACCCTTGGATACCACGGCCGCGATCCGGCCGGACAATCCGCCTGTGATCGGCAGCCGGGTTTCTATCCCGTGTGCGACGGTTTCGGCGATCGATGCAGATAACGCCCTGTTGTACATCCAGCGGGGCGGTCGCAAGGTTCGAGAGGTGATCTATGACTACGACTCCGACTCCATTGCCTCTCCGGACATCACACTACTTTCGGACCACATTACCGCCGGCGGGATAACCGGCCTGGCCTGGCAAAGCAGGCCATACCCAATCCTGTGGACCACGCGGTCCGACGGCGTGGTTGTGACGAATACCTACGACCGAGTCAACTCCATGGCCGCATGGGGCAGGCAGATCACGGATGGCGACGTAGAGTCCATAGCGGTGATCCCGGAAGACGAGGAGGATGAAGTCTGGTGGATAGCCCACCGGGACATTGACGGCAATGACGTCAGGTACGTCGAGTATCTGGCTCCTTGGTCCTGGGGTGATGATCAAAACGACGTCTTCTTTGTCGATTGCGGGCTGTCCTGGAGCGGGGGTGATCCGGCGAATATCACCGGGATCTCCAAGGCCAGTCCTGGAGTTGTGACGCTATCCACGTGGCCAACCCTGGGCTCCGGAGCGGCCCTGGCCGATGGCAACCAGATCCTGATCGAGGGTGTGTTGGGGATGACCCAGATCAACGGCCGGGTCTTCACCGTAGACGACGCCAATTCAACGGCCAAAACCTTCTCTCTGGACAACTCCGCCGGCGGAACCAACTTTACCACTGCCGGGTACAGCACCTACACGTCAGGAGGGACCGTCCGGTGTGTGGAAAAGGACTTCGCTGGTGCGACTCACCTGGCAGGAATGGCAGTAGAGGTTCTCGCCCAGGGGGCGGTTGTGGAGGGCGAGACGATCTCCGGTACAGGAACATTGAACCTGTCTGATTTCGTGACGGATGTTTCCATGGGACTGGGCTACGACTCCACGATCAAGACGGTCCGGTTCGATATGGTGTCAGATCGTGGAAACACGCGGTCTCGCGTCAAACAGATCAAGGAGTGCACGGCGAGTCTGTATCAGACCTGGGGAATCTCGATGGGTCCGGACGCCGGTCACATGAAGCGGATCAACTTCCGCAATTCCTGGGACCCGATCGATGTCAATCCCCTGTTCACCGGAGACAAGACCCTGTCCTTTGAGAGCACCATGTCCCAGGATATATCCGTGACGATCCGACAGGACCAGCCCCTGCCCATGACGGTCCGGGCCCTGGTGCCGTACGTTGAGGTATACGACTGATGATTACGACATACGGTTATAATTCGAGCCCCCTCGGCGGTGGCAATAGTGGCGGTTGGGGAATGGGCAATTCCTTGATGATGATGGGTGGAATCGCCAATGGGATAGGCAGCATCATGGCGGGGAATGCTCAGGCGTCTCAATACTACTCGTCTGCCCAGTTTGCCCTGGAAGAGGGGAAGGAGGCCCTGGCCAAAGGCAAATGGCAGCAGAGGCAAATACTGAGGCAGGGCCATGATCTGATGGCCGAGCAAAAGGAGCGATACGGTGAATCCAGCGTGACTCTCGAAGGTACGCCCATGGACATTCTGGAGGAGACTCAGAGGAACATCATGCAGGATGCGTTGATGGTCGGCCGTGAGACCGCGATCTCTCAGAGAAAAGCATACCTGGAAAACAAGGCGTATCGCAAGGCCGCCAGTTCGGCCAAACGTAGTGGTATTCTGGGGGCATTCAGTTCTCTGGCCCAGACTGCAGGCACGATAGCCTTGCTTGCCTAGGGGGGGGGGTACATGCCGAGATTTCCACGACAATCCAGCCCGCAGATCGGACCGTCAGGCAATGCGGCAACGCCTTATGAGGCTGTTTCCGCACAGTCCCGTGCGGCAGCCGGCGTCGGTCAGGCCGTGGCGGGCATGGGGGATGTCCTGCAGCAGATCGGTCAGGAGCGCATCCGACGGCGGAATGCCCTGTTGGCCAGCCAGGGTCAGAGCAGGATACTGGACTACGTCTACCAGTACCGCAGCCAGATCGATCGGGCGGATCCGGAGCAGATCGTCCAGCCTCCCAACGGGATCGGCAATAAAGACCTGGCCACGTACTGGGACGAGGACTTCCAGACGGGCCTGAAAAAACATGTAACCGGTGTGATGAAAGGTCTACCCACCACGGTACAGGATGATCTAAAGATGGCCATGGATAGGCATTTGCCGGTTTGGCGTGCGGCCGTGGCGGACGGGATACAAAACACCGAGAAAACGTATTGGCAGAAAACCATTCCGGCCCAGGCCATTGCCCTGGCCGGGCAGGGCAGGTTCGGAGAGGCCATCGATTTGGCGGAGAAGGGCACGGGGTGGATGGATCCGGCCCAATCCGAGGTCCTGCGATCGCAGGTTAAGGAGGAATCGGCCTGGGCGTCTCTTCAGAAGGTGGCAGTCCAAAACGGTTGGCAGTACGCACTCGAGGTGATCAACAGGCCCCAGACTCAGGAGGCCCTGGGTCTCGATGCCGATGGAGTGGGCAGGATAACCAATCGGGTGCAGGCGCAGGCAGCGATCGCACAGAGACAGGCCGACCTGCAAAGGGACTCCGATCGGGCAGAGTTGACCCGCAAACTATGGTCCGGAGAACTTACTGTGGACCAGGCCGACCAGGCACTCAAGGTCAAGACGCTGGACCCGTCGGAATACTCCGGCATGATGGTCCACTTGACCAAGCCGCGTGAATACACACGGCAACAGGTCTTGGAGGCCAACGTAATCGTCTCATGGGCGATCTCGGCGGATCCGGACAATGCCCTGGGCGTGTTGGCCGCATACGCGGACAGATTGACCCCCAGTGAGTCGGCTCAGTATGTGGACCGGATACAGGACGCCGAAAAGGCCAAAGGCAAAAAACAATCCAATGATGCCAAAACGGCCTTGTTCTCAGGTGTACTGAGGGGCGATATCAAAGACCTGGCCGAGGTCGATCAGGCAGCCAAGGACCAGACCATCACGGCCGACGAGCAACAGCAGCTCTATCGGATCATCACAGAGCCGGCCAAGCCAGGGGCTGAGGCCGTTCTGAAGGCACACGCAAAGGTACAGATCGCAATAGACGACGTGGCCGCCCGGCGGATCAAACCGTCGGAGGCCATGAAGATTCTGGCCGGAGCCGCGGGCAATTTCACGAGTGCTGAAGGGGCAGGTTACTTCAAGAAGATCCAGGACGCTGTGGACCCGGCGAACGTCCTGGCGAGTCCGGACGCCAAGAAGGGCCGGGAGTATCTGGACCAGCTCAGAACCGCCAAGCTCTTTGAGGGTAAAGACGCACTGGCCAACAATCGAAAGTGGTTGGAATCCATAGACGATTACAATGCCTGGGTGGAGGCCAATCCAAAGGCCACTCCTGAGCAGCATCAAGGGTATCTGCGATATCTGTCCACGCCTGTGTTGATGAGCTACTTCCAGAACATGACACCAGCGGCGACGCGGTCGGCCATCCGCCGGCTGCCTCCGGAGGCAAAGGCACAGTGGGCCGCAACCGGCGGGGTGAAGTCTGACGAGTGGATTGAGTCCTGGCGGAAGATCAAGAAACCCCTGACCCTCGATGTGGCCCGGCACTACTTCCAGATCGCAGGTGGGGACAAGGTCAAGGCCGAGGCTATGGCCAAGGAAGACAACTACAAATGAGCGTGTGGGATGATGTCGAAAAAGAGTCCGCCGGTCAGACGGCCGTTGCCGACTCCCCAGACACATCCGGGCTGATCACGCCCGGCAACATCGACTTACTGCACCGGCCCAATGTCCAAAATCCTGACGGTACCTCCAGCTCGGTCAGATCGATCAGCATTGGGGTTGACGGCAACGAGGTTCTGATTCCCACGGTGAGCGACGACGCCCGCATAATGTCCAACGAGGAGGCCATCGCTACATACAGGAAGACGGGCAGGCACCTGGGGATCTACAATTCGATCGATGCGGCAAACAAGGCGGCCGAGGGCATTCACCTGCAGCAGGCAGCAATGGGATCGGGCTCGCCTCCGTCGGTCTGGGACCAGGTGGAACAGGAGCAGGGCCAGGCCCACGCGGCCCAAGACGTCATGGACGGTCGCCGCAAACTGGCAGACGTGGTCCCAGGTACCGCCGTGCTCGATCAGGTTGGGGCGACCGACAAAGACAAGGCGACCGCCCTGGGGGCCGATGTCCTGGGCGATGTCCTGGGCGTGGACCCCAGCATAACGCGGATGATGATGCCTGACCTGGTCAAGCCGGGTGAGTTCACGTTCAGCCCTCCGATCGGACCAAGGGACATCCTTGCGGTCCCGGCGGCACCGGTAAACGTCCACCAAGAGAATCCTATAGGTCTTGTCGAGATGGTCGGCAAGATGGACGCCTCTGACTGGCTGGAGCTGATGCCGTTCTCTCCTGCAGGACTGGTCAAGAACGCGGATCTGTACCAGGCGGTCCAGCGGCTCAAGGCCGACTCATACACCGAGGCGTCCGAACAGAGGGCCAAATACTCTGCCCAGGCAATGGATCCCTGGTCACGGGTGACCGACGATATCCGAAGGGCCAGTGCGGGCGATAATTCTCCGTGGAGTCCACCCCTCGGTCCGGAGGATCTCAAGCAACAAGACACCGAGTTGGTCGAGCGGTACCTCCAGGAGCAAGAGGAGTTGGACCGCCGCGGCCTGACGTTCTGGGCACAGGTTGGGCAGGGGGTTTCGGTCCTTCCCGCCTGGATGGCTGAGTTCGCCCTGACCGGGGGACTGGCCGCCCTGGGCAAGACTGCGGCCAAGGAGGCGGGCGTCCGCCTTTTGAGGAAGCAGACCGAGACCAAGATTGGGAATCTGGCCCTTCGAGCGGCCGGGTGGGCAGGAGGGGGCATTACCCGGGCGACCCTGGGCATGCCCCACCGGGTCACCGAGGAGATCCTGGACCGTCGTCTGGCCGGCGAGATCGCCCTGGATGATGGCAAGATCCGCTTTGAGATCAACCCGGAGGATTGGGCGACCAGTATCGCCAAGGGTTGGGGGGAAACGGTCATATCCGCAGCCACGGAGTCCGCCGGCGGGGCCATCGGCGAGGGTGTTGGATCGATCATGCGGCCAGTAGTTACCCAGTTTGACAAGATCGTCAATGCCCTACCCATGGGCAAGCCCTTCCTGGCGGGCGTTGAGCGGGCCTGGCTGGGCTTGCACAACACGTTAGGTCATTCGGATTTCGTGGGGAAGCTCTTCGACCGGGCCGGCTGGAACGGTCTTCTTGAGGAGATAGGCGAGGAGCGCCTCCAGACCATCCTTGAGGCTGTCAGCGGCACGCAGGACTTCGGGGCAGGTGCAGACGCAGGGATGATCGATCGCCTGATGGAGGGGGTCAAACAGGATATCCAGGGCCTTCCTGTCGAGGTCCTGGTCCTGGCGGAACCTGGAGGGGTCAAGTTCACGACCGGAACACTGGCGGCCAGGATGGGAAGGCCGCAAAAAGGGGGTACAGATGGCAAGCAAGAAGGGGCCCTGCCTACTCCAGAGGGCCAGGCAGCAGCGGGCGTCAGACAAGAGGGTCGGCCCCAGGCGGAGGCAGGCGAGCCGGCCCAGATAGAAGGGCCGATCACCCCGGAGATCCTGCAGAAGATCTTTGACGAGATGCTGACCCGTGGAGGGCCGATACCGGCCAAGGGGCAACCGGTCCAGGCAGGGGAGATCGGCCAGCCGTCAGCCCCAGGCGAAGCGGGCTGGCCATCCGGTGAGGCGGCTCAACCAGGGCGGCAACCAATAGGAATAGGACCTCCTTCAGAGAGTGGGGCACCCGGGATCTCCGAGCCAACCGGGGCCCCCTCTCTTTTTGTGACCTACAAGACCATCGGCGCCCAGATCATCGACATGGTGGAGGCCACGCCAGGGATAGAAGAGACCCCCAAGCGGTACACGGACACGATCATGAATCTGATCGAGGCCAGGGCCTCGGCGATGGGGATGACCGAAGAGGAGTACCTGGCCGGTCATATCACGGAGATCCGGACGGGGAAGGCCGGTGAGGTTGGACCTGGGGCATTGAAACAGGAGGAGCCATCTGAAATAATTAAGATGGTCCGGCAAAATGAGGGAGTTCCAGCATCGACCGCCGTAGAGTTGCTTATGTCAGCCGGAGTGGAAACAGTTGATACTCATTCCACGACGGAAAAGATTACCGTCCGCGTGGCAAACCTCTCGCCGGATCAGGAGAATTATCTGGCCAGACTCACTGTTGATCGGGATCTACGTCTGAGCACTTGGCCAGAAATGACCATAGATCCCCGTGCCCCAATAAGCGAAATCACATTCACACGTAAGCAAAAGGAGAGTGATACTGGTTTTGAACGGCGAATCCGTGAGTTGCTCTCAAATTTGCCTATCGAGCCAGGCCAGGTCGGGCCGGGGGGCGGTGCACTTCCGCAATCCAACAAAGGCGCCGTCGAATTCCTGGATTCCGGTAAAGCGATCATTCACATCTTCGAGAACGCCGACGCCTCTACCCTCCTGCACGAGCTGGGCCACGTCTTTGTCAGGGACCTGGATGGGGCAGACCTTCAGGTTGTAGAGGGTTGGCTGGGTGCGGGCAAGGGCGAATGGACTACCGAACATCAAGAGACCTGGGCCAGGGCCTTCGAGAGGTGGCTCCGAGACGGCAAGGCCCCGATACCTGCACTGAGGCGGATCTTCTGGCGGTTCAGGGAGTGGCTCAGCCGGGTCTACCAGGTCATCAAGGATTCGCCGATCGACGTCAAGGTGCCACAGGCGGTAAAGGATGTCATGGGCAGGATGTTCACCCCTCAAAAGAAGGGGGTGGTCATCAAGCTCAAGGGTGTGCCGGTCAGGCCCGTCCCGGGCGAGCTGACCAAGGTTCGAAAGGCCATTGCAGATCATCCGTTGTATGCCGATGCCTTTGAGGAGGCCCAGGGACGATTCAGAACCTTGGGAGCAGGGCCGTGGTATGTGGGCAAGACGAACCAGACCGACGTTCAGGAGGCAATAGACCAACAGCCCAAGGACATCCAAAGGGATCTCCGCAAGAAGTTCGTCTTTGAGAAGGCTCAGGCGGTCTTGTCCTGGGATCAGGCGGGTCAGCAGGCGGACCTGGATATCTCTGACCCGGTCCAGTTCGTGGAGTACGTTGGGGGGCTGCTCTCCGCGACGGCCGGCAAGGGGTCTCTCCTTGAGGGTGCGGTCGACCGGGCCAGGCAGCAGCACGATCCGGGCTTTGAGGCACTGGTCCAGAAGTACGAGATGCTCAAGGCCGGACGATCGGTCCAGGATATCAATCAGACCCTCCTTGACCTGGTCCTGGTGATGGGTGGCAATCCTGAGGATGCCGCGGATCTGTTTGTCAAAGACAGCGGCCTGCCCCACTTCGCCGAGGGGCCGACCAATGCCGAGCGGACGGCGATCCGCCGTCAGATCGAGAAACTGGCCAAGTCCAAGGGGATGATCCTGACCGACGTGGATGTGATCCGGGCAGTAGACGAGGCCTTTTTCAGGGCACAAGAGCGTGGCCAGCGGGTGGGGTACAAGATGGGCCAGGCGGCCCAGACCATCAAACTGACGGCCATGCGTGAGCGGATCAGCCGGGAGCGGGATGAGTGGGCCGAGAAACTGGCCGAGGCCAACGCGATCGGGGCGGACCGGGTCAAGTTCGCCAGGGAGTCCCTCAAGGCGAAGGAGGCCCAGCGGAAGGCCAGGGCCAGTGAGTTGGTGGACTGGGCCCAAAAGAACCTGCCACTGCGTGAGCGGGGCAAGCTCCTGGACCAGGTCAAGAACATCACCGGGGATCCCTCCTTGATGCGGGCCTTGGCCATGGCCGAGCAACTGGCCGAGGAATCCAATGCCAGGGACCTGCGTCAGGCGGTCCGCGACGAGATCGCCTCTACCGGGGTGCGATCCCAGTCCGGCAAGCCCGTCGGGACCCTGACGGCAGACGTCCACGCCAGGCTCAATCAGATCGAGCTCGATCTGGAGATGCACAAGGGCACGCCGAGGGAAGAGGTCAGGGCACAGATTGCCGAGGCCATAGCCAAGTACGATAACGGAGAGATCCAGATCGACCAACTCCGCATGGTGACCGATGCGGCTATGTGGCAGGGGTTCAGCAGCATGTCCGCCCAGGAGGTTCAGCAGGTTCTGGACAACATCCGGTCGATCAAGGCCACGGGCAAGATGCTGGCGGAGGACAAGCGACTGGCGGATCGGGCCAGGTTCGAGACGGACAAAGAGGCAATCCTGAAGGTAATCACCGGTGGGCAAGATCTCAAGGCCGGGACCGAGGCCATGCCCCGCGAACAACTCGAGAGACAGATCAATCCCCTTCATGGCTTGATACTTTCCCAATTTGGATGGAGATCGATCCTTGACCGGATAAGCAGGCTGGACAAAGTGAGCAAACCCTATCAATCGGCCTTGAGCGAGTACGGCCGCATGGCCCCCAAGGCACATGCCCTGGAGGCAGTCGGCCAGGATGCCGTCCTCAAGGAGCTGACTGCGGGGGCAAAGGAGACCTTCGGCCAGGATGCAGACAAGGCACTGGCCGCCCTACAAGACGAGGTGACGATCGTGGGGACGGATCTTCTCGGTCGCGAGGTGACCATCAAGGCCACACGGGATGCCTTTCTCAAGAAGTGGCTGGAGATGCTTGACCCGTCCCTGGACGCCACTCTGCGGGGCGGGATCAGGGAAGATGGCACGCCCTTCGGCATGCTCTGGACCGACGACATCATGGACAAGGTCCGCATGCTCTTGACTACCCAGGAAAAGTCCTGGGGCGTCTGGCAGATGCGGTTTTACCATCGGTATTACGACAGCATCAACAAGGTGTACCGTGCCACCTACGGGATCGACCTGCCCAAGAATGCCTTCTACAGCCCCCTCGGTCGAGACGTGGAAGGCCAGGAGATCCCGGAATATCTCCTGGTGGCTCAGGAGATGTTGGCCAGACTCAGTCCAACAAACGGGAGTCTCAAGAGCCGTGTCCGATCGATCAAGCCCTTGCGATTCGCAGGCGCCACGCAGGTCCTCGTCAACCATGTGGCACAGATGGAGCACTTTAAGGCCTGGGCCTTGCCGATGTCGCAGTTCAGACGGATGTTCAAAAACCGTCAGATTGCACAGGCGGTCCTGCAATACCATTCCAAGGCCGACCTCGATGAGGTAATGGCCCTGCTCGGGATTTTTGGGCGTGGCGGCCGGGACCGGGCCAAGATGATCCGATGGATGGACAAGGTCCGGACCAATGCGGTAGCGGCCATGGTGGCACGGCCGTCGGTGGCGTTACTCCAGCCGTTGTCCCTGGTGTCTTATGCTACAGATCCGAGGCTTGGGCTTGCTGACCTGGTCCGGGGTTCCGTGGACTTCTGGACCAGCCCCATAGACCACTTCAAGGAACTTCAAACGGCCAGTCCGATCCTCCGCAGGCGGTGGGACGAGGGCTACGAGCGGGACATCCGCGACATGCTTCGCCAGGATTGGGTGGGTCAGATGACCGGCAAGCGGCCCTGGCTCAAGTTGGTCCTGTCCTTCGGCACCCGCGATATGGACAAGTTCGGAACGGCGATGGGGGCCTGGTCTGCCTACCGGGCGGAGTTGGCCAGGTCCGGGGACAAGGCCAAGGCGATCGCCCTTGCCGAGGAAATCACCGAGGAGACCCAGTCGTCGGCCTCGATGACCAGTCTGTCGAGTTTCCAGCAGGACAGCTCCTTTCAAAAACTCCTGACCATCTTCATGAACGAACCGAATAAGCAGTGGAGGATCTTCGCGGACGGCTACCGTAACCTGGTAGCCAAGCGGGGCAGTCCGGTCAAGAACCTTCAAAACATGGTCATAGCGGCCGTGGTTCTGCCCATGCTGGTCCAACTGATCCGTGACGCCTTCCGGTGGCGGCCGAAGAAACAGGGTGAGCAGCTCACAGCAGCCCCTCTACAGAACCTATTCATCATCGGAACGCTTATACAGGCCACGGCCAGGATCTTCTGGCAGAACCCGGACTACGGCAAGGGCGACACCTTCAGTCCCATCGAGAGTGTGGCCTTGCGGTCTACGGAGAAACTCGCACGCAAAGGATCGAAGGTCCTGCGAGATTGGCTGGACCCGGATGAGTACGTAGACGCCGAAGAGTTTGCCCAGACCCTGGAGGCCATGGCCGAAGTGGCAGGCTACGCCATGGGCCTGCCCACGCCGTATCTGGTCCAGGCCGAGAAGGCGGTCCGGTCTGGGAACGTCGAGGAATTCATCTGGTCCAGATCCGCCCTGGGCCGCCACGAGAAGAAAGCACCTCCGCCCATCGGGGCGCAAGAGTAAAAAGGAGAATCAAATGCGACGTTCTTACCTTCTTACCTTCCTGGCTTCTTACCTTCTTACCTTCCCGCCCCTGCCGGCGATCGCGGAGATCACCACTACCACGGACTCCATATCGTATACCTGCAAAGGGACCACTGTGGACTTCGATTTCGACTGGCCGATCTTCACGTCTGCGGAGATTCGCGTGGTGCTTCGTACGATCGCAGATGGCACTGAGACGGTCTTGACCGAGACCACCCATTACAGAGTTTCAGCGGACAATGACGACTACTTCGCCTCTCCGGGTGGGACGGTGACCACGGTCAACACGTACTCATCGGACTATGAGTTGCACATCCTGCGGGTGCCGGATCTGACCCAGGAGGCCTCGTACAAGGACACGGTCTACCTCAACCGCCAGAACCTGGAGGACTCCCTGGACAAGTTGACCATGCAGGTTCAGTTTCTGTACCGCCTGTTGGGCAGGGCGTTTCTGGTCCCCCAAACGGATCCCAATGACTGGTTGCCTCTGCCGGACGTGACCGCGAGAAAGAGCAAGTATCTGGCCTTCGATGCGGCCGGGGCCCCGACGATCGCAGAGGCTCCAGTGATCACCGGTACCTGGGACCCCAACGTGGCACTGACTGCCCAGTGGCAGCGGATCGTGACCGGTGCAGAGACCAATGCCGATCGCCTGGGGGCCAAGAGAGCCCTACACTCCTCGTATCTGTACGACTCTAATGACTACGCCAGCCTGGCGGCCGCCGTATCGGCTATTGAGGTTACGCCGGCCACGCTGGTGGTCAGCACGGCGGAGACCTTAACGGCCTCTGTCATTACCCCCGGTACGTTGGGGCTTTTGATCATCCCAGGAGGGTCCATCACCAAGGCCAGTACGTACAAACTGACGATCGGTGGGGCTTTCGATGCCCCGCCCGATACGGTTTTCATCGGGTTCGATCCCTGTGACGTGACGACCACCTCCGGCTCCGTGAATGCGGCCGACCCTCGATGGTGGGGAGCCAAAGGCGACAGGAACACGGACTGCGCAAATGCCTTCCAGTGTGCCGTTCAGTTCTTTCACCGTGTGACCAATCTGTACGGCAGTGAGCACGACAACGGCAAGGTGATCGTTCCAGCGGGCATGTTCAGGATAGACTCTCCGATTGATATCCCCACAAGAGTTGTGATTACTGTCGAGGGTACTCCGGGGTCTAGTTTCCTTGACGTGAATGGCTGTAATGGATTTACTCTAAAAGGCCAGGGATATTTTGGTGCGGTATTTCGAGATTTTTGTATGTTTGGTGACAATACGGCAGGAAAGGCGGCATTCGACCTGACTCCTACTGTGTATTCTGAAGTAGCTGGTGGCATTAACTGGGAGGGAGTATCAATATCTAATTTTGCAATCGACTTCAATGTACCCAATACTCAAATATGCACTTGGAGAGATTGCATCTTCCAGCACCTGTATAGCGGTGGGTCCGTTTTCTATAGTGAGACTCATGGCAGTTTTGGTCAATCTAACGCCAACCGAGTCATCGATTGTCATATCATGGGACCCAACACAATAATCGTAGACTGCAACTGGCACGAGTCTACTGTTTTGCCAGGATGGTACTCTGGCTTCAACGACTGGGTTTTTAGGGATTGTGACATTCAGAACAGTGGAACGCAGATACCTTTTCCCAACTGGAAGGGTTCCAAACTGGTGATTGAGAGTTGCGAATTCGAGAACTCCGACGCCAATGCATTGATTGAGTTATCAGCAGACGCTACCTCCGTGGCTATTTATGTCACTATCAGAGACAACACGATGGTGTGGAACTCCGACGGGACTGTCTATCCTAAAATTCTTATCAAAGACGAAGCGTTGGGACAAAAGCCGGGCTGGATACAAATCTCCAATAACAGCGGTGGCTCTGCCACGGATATTTTGGCAGAGATCACATCCACTACCTTCAATCCCATTACCATCGTGGGCAACCGAGGCTACGTCAAAAACACCAACGGACACAACGTCTGGGACCAGCAAAACGACTCCTTCGGCGGTCCACACGTGGGATCCGCCAATAACATCTTCTGGACCATGAACGCGAGTAACCAGCAGTGCCTGGGTATCGGCGAGCCTAACAACGTCTACCGGCTGAATGTGGTGGGCGATGTGAACGCCACAGGTATCAGAATCAATGGCGTCCCTATATCCAGCGGAGGCAACGACAACCTCACCGAGTTCCTGGACCAGACCGCATGGCGGGTCTTCTACAGCGACGGTGCCGGAGATGTCAAGGAGCTGGCCCTGGGATCAGACGGCGAGTATCTCAAGAGCAATGGGGCTTCAGCGGCTCCGACCTGGTCCACCTCTACAGGCGGGGCTCACGATGCCGTGAGCCTGACCGGCCTGGCCGCCGACTTCCTGACGCTGGCAACACAGTCCATCGATGTCAATCAGGCGGGGACGTTGGCCTCCAACCCAGCCCTATCCGCCAACCAAATAATCTTCGGCAGTACGGGCATTCTTTTTGAGGGAGCCACCGCCGATATCCATGAGACGCTGTTTACTGTGACAGATCCGACTGCAGACCGGACCATTACCATGCCCAACGCCTCCGGCACCTTGGCCGTTTCTGCGACCTCTCCTATCACACTCTCCGCGGCCGGCGACATCGGGGCCGGGGCTACCCTCACCAGCCTGGCCGGACTGACCGAGACCAACGGCGGTATCGCGTACGGAACGGCGGACAACGCCTACGCCTGGCTGGCAGCCGGGGCAGCAGGCAAGGTCCTACAGGGTGCAGGGGCAGCTCCTCCCGCCTGGTCTACACCCACGTACCCAAGTGCCTCCGGTACGGACCGCAAGATTCTGGTCAGCGATGGGACCAACAACGTCTACTCTACCGAGACGTGGGCAGTTCCCGGGACGGCCGGCAAAACCCTGTACAGCAATGGGACCAATTGGGTAACGCTGGCCGCAGGTGCCACTACGGAAATCCTGGTGGGCGGAGGGACAGCGGCCCCTGTCTGGACTACGGCTACGGGTACGGGTGCTCCCGTCCGAGCGGGCGGCCCCACCCTAACTGGCCAGATATCATCCGCCTATGGCAACAAAACAGTCCCCACCTACACCTTCACCGGGGCCACGAACTATGGATTTTACTTGAGCAACGGCACAGACCCGTCTATCACGAGAAACGGCGTGCGACAATGGGGGGCCACTGGAGCGGTCACCTACCTCGAACCACTCGCGTTAGTCGTGGGGCCAAACACCGTGGCTGACAGCTCGGCTGTCACAGCGACCATCCAAGCCCCTGCTTCGAGTGGTGCAAACAATGCCGGAGGAGTCCTGGCCCTATCTGGAGGCACTCCCGGGGCCGGTGGGGTCTATGGCGGAATGACTTTACAGCCGAGTGGTGGTCCCGTAGATGCCGGATCGGCCTTGACATTTGAGATTCCCAATGGAGCGAACCCGACCGTGAGTGCGGCCGGGCAGGTATCGGTGGACACCTCTGCCACGTCCGGAGCCATGATGCGGTTCTACGGAGATGCGGCCTACGCCCTGCCCGCCTATAAATCAAAATCGTTCGTGATTGGCTCGCCCGCAGACACGCATGACTTTCCCCTATGGAGAGTTCCCTACGCCATCACGATCCGGGCCATACACGTACTTTGTATCGGAGGAACGCTTGTGACGGGCGGGCTTGATGAGGCCGATGGAAATGGGGCCAATGCAGCGGCCATAGACGCCGACATAACCAGCAACGCCGGCACCAGTGCGAGCGATGACGGTTCTCTGACCAACCCAACTGTTGATGCAGGCGATTACCTGAACTGGCATACGACCACCTCTACCGGCAGTCCAGCCAGCGCAACCGTGACGTTCGAATACACAGTGAATTCAGTCAATTAAGGAGATCAAAGATGAGAAAGAAATTAGCAGTTTTGATGTTGGCCCTGGGCCTCTCCCAAGTGTCCCTGGCGGCATTGACCAAGACCACTGCCTTTGACACCATCGACGCCTGGCAGGCCGTGGCCCCCGCCGTCCTTGTCGTCGGAAACGCCGAGGACGTCTCGGCCAGCTATAGCGCTCTCCTATACATCGAGGTGGCTCTGACGGACACGGACGCCCAGGATGGCTGCACGGTGATCGTGGAGGTTTCCTACGCGGCCGATGACTGGATAACCCTCACTACCTTCACTGGCACGGCTGAGACTCCGGCGACGACTACCATAAATGACGCTACTGCGAATGCGGGTGATACGAGCATTACGCTGACGGACGCAACTACTGGAGATTTCGACGTCCCGGGCCGTAAGTGGTTCATCGTAGACGGAACGGTCGGCAACTCCGAGTCCGTTCGATCCGTCGTCAATGCCACCCATACCGTGACACTCTGCCAAGACCTGATGAGAGCACACGCAAACGGCCTGAGCGTGTGGGACCGCGTGGATGACTGGGTCGTTTCAATCCCTCTGGCAGCCAGCCAGGTCCGCGTGATCGTCAACAACACGGACGCCAACGCCGGCGTCCACTTCCGCAGCTATTGCAGCAAGACTACGGGGCTCTAACATGAAACGACTATTCCTTCTTCTCGTTATCCTCTGGCTTCTCGTCATTCTCTGGTCCACCGATCCCTGCGGGGGTCAGACGAATAAACCCATACTGGGCGATCAACCTCTCTTGTCCCATCCTCTCGCCAAGGGGTTGGTAGGCTGTTACGTATTTAACGAAGGCACCGGCACCCGAGTCAATGACCTGAGCGGTAAAGGCAACCATGGGACCTTTGTAGACGGTCCCACATGGTTGGATGGATACACCGGCAAATTCATTAATTTCACCGACTCCGCCATTAACGTTGGAGCCAATATCTATAACTCCATCGCTACAGAGATGACGTTCGCATTCAAGTTCAAAGCGGTCGCAGCGGGGTTGGGCCGCATCATCGACAAGTACCCTGCCCCGACCCCCTATGTTCGCAATGCCGATTGGGCCATGGGTCTGTACGCTACGATTGGAGGGACCAGTAGGGACGATTACTGGCTCGGGTGTGTGGTCTCATCTGGAGAGTGGTATACCTTGGCTATCGTTTTGTCTCCCGGTGAACAGATTCTTTACCGTTCCGGTACGAAGTGGGGGTTTGGCTCCCTCTTTTCGGGGCCCTATACGGGGGACTACTCCGCAGGACCTGGAGTCAATGCCTATGTCGGCAACCGTGCCAGCGACATGGGCAGAAACCTCCAGGGGGCCATAGAGTATATGTACATCTACAACCGGAAACTTTCTGACGTCGA